AGGATATCTCTAAAAGCCCCAAGGCTGCTTTTTTCTCTCAGTGTATTACGCGAGTTTCTAAAATGAACGATGAGTGGGTCATGGAGATCGGTCAAAGTAGTATTCGCGCTCTGCCTCTTGGTGATGGGGAAAAACTTAGGGGTTTTCGTTTTCAGAGAATGATTATTGACGAGCTGCTGTTGATGCCTGAAAAAATTTACAATGAGGTTATTATTCCATTCTTGTCTGTGGTAGAGAACCCAACTGAGCGTCAAGAGGTATATGATTTAGAAACCCAAATGATTGCTAAGGGTAAAATGAAAGAAGAAGAACGTAGGATTTGGCCTAATAACAAAATTATTGGACTTTCCTCTGCTTCTTATAAGTTTGAGTATCTTTATAAAATTTATCAACAATACGAGGCATTAATTCTTAACGAGAACAACCAAGATGGAGCGCATCGGACTATTATGCACTTTAGTTATGACTGTGCGCCTGAACAGCTATATGATCAGAATTTGATTAGCCAATCCAAAGCAACCATGAGTGATTCTCAGTTTGAGCGAGAATTTGGGGCAATTTTCACAGACGATAGTTCAGGATACTTCAAGGTAAGTAAAATGGCGGCTTGCACTCTTGCAGACGGGGAAGGCCAATGTGTAGAAGTGGTGGGAAATCCGAAAGATGAATATATCTTAGCTTTTGACCCCTCATGGTCAGAGAGCGAAAGTTCTGACGATTTTGCCATGCTAATTATCAAGCTAAACAGAGATACTCGCAAAGGAACCGTAGTTCATAGCTACGCTTTATCTGGAGCAAATCTAAAAACTCATATAAAATATGCCGCTTACTTATTAACCCATTTTAACATTGTTGCTGTAGTGGGAGACTACAATGGAGGAGTTCAATTTCTAAATTCCTGCAATGAAAGTGATATATTTAAAAAGAAAAACTTAAAGCTTGGGGTTATCGAGGCTGATTTGGATAAGGCTAAAGATTATGAAAAAAATCTAAGAAAGGTTAAAAATCAATACAACGCCAGCAGCAAAAATATTGTTTTCCTTAGGAAGCCCACCTCTCAGTGGATAAGGATGGCTAACGAATCTCTTCAGTCAGCCTTTGATCACAAAAGAATGTTTTTTGCGGGGGCGGCTATGAATGATGATTACAATAATCAAAGGAAGGCTAACGTTCCAATAAAAGAATTAAAGTTCATTAGAAACGACCCTAACGAAAGAGGCGCGGCTGGAGCAAGAATGATTGACTTTGTTGAGCATCAAAAAGACATGATGGACTTAATCAAGGTTCAATGTGCTTTGATACAAATTACAACTTCTTTACAGGGAACTCAAAGTTTTGATTTACCGCCTAACCTCAGAAAGCAAAGCGGTGCAGATAAAGCGCGAAAAGACTCTTATTCTGCCTTGGTTTTAGGCAACTGGGCTATGAATGTCTTTTATGACATGCAGTCAGACAATATCGCTGACACCCAAGCCACCTTTACCCCAATGTTCATTTCTTAACTTTTAAAAGTTGAAAGTTAACTTTGGGGTGTAAGATAGGTTACATCTATGGCTAAAAGAAAATACACCAAGCGTTCTGAGTATTGGAACCAGTTTAACGCCCAAGACCACCCCTCTCTTCCACCTAGCTCGCATATTTCTCCAGAACTTCTAGGAGAGCCTTTTTACACTTCAGATGCTTCTTATGGTGAAGTTTCTAAAGCAAGAAGGCAAAGCATTAGTGATGTGGGTTTTAAGGGGACACGAAAGAATCGCGTAGCTTTCAGAAACCCAAAAGATAGGTTTTCAAGCATTCGTGTGGGAATGTTGCCTTATGAATATGCGTCTGATGGGGTAACTTGCAGAGATGCTATTGAGCTATGCCAGAAGGCGTATGCTAATGTTGCAGTCTTTAGGAATGCTATAGACATAATGTCTGAGTTTACAAACACGGATATTTATCTAGAAGGAGGGACCAGAAAAAGCCGAGAGTTTTTTTACGAGTGGTTTAAAAGAATTAATATTATTAACCTCAAGGACCAGTATTTTAGAGAATACTACAGGAGTGGAAACATTTTTCTATATCGCGTAGACGGAAAATTTAAAGCCGAAGATTACGCAAAATTAATGAACCAAGTTGGATCAATCAATCCATCTGCCAACAATATTCCTCTTCGTTACATTTTGCTTAACCCTTATGATATTATAGCTACGAGAGCCACAGGGTTTACTGAAGGAGGCGTTTATAAGAAAATATTATCTGAATATGAGGTTGCTAGACTAGCAAACCCTCAAACCGATGAGGATTTTGGAATTTTTGAAGCGTTAGATACAGAAGCGAAAGAATCAATAAGAGACGGTTCTTATACAAGAAAAGGGATCGAATTAAACTTGGACCCCACTAAACTTTCTTACTCTTTTTACAAGAAACAGGATTATGAGCCTTTTGCTGTTCCTTTTGGGTTTCCAGTTCTGGAAGACATTAATGCGAAACTAGAACTTAAAAAAATGGATCAGGCTATTACTAGGACTGTAGAAAATGTGATTTTGTTAATCACTATGGGCGCAGATCCAGACAAAGGTGGGGTTAACCCCAACAACATGGCCGCGATGCAGGATCTTTTTAAAAATGAAAGCGTAGGCCGTGTATTAGTATCAGACTACACAACTAAGGCTGAATTTATTATTCCTGAGTTAAACTTGGTATTAGGTCCAGAAAAATATCAAATTCTCAACGAGGACATTAAGCAGGGTCTTCAAAATATCGTTGTTGGCGAAGAGAAGTTTAATTCAACACAGGTTAAGGCTCAAATCTTTATTGATAGATTGCAAGAGTCTCGCTATGGATTTTTAAATGAGTTTCTCAATAGAGAGATAAAAAGAATAGCAAAAGACTTAGGTTTCCGTTCGTGGCCTGAAGCCAAGATGAAAGATATTGACATGAGGGACGAGGTGCAACTTATGAGAGCGTCTACAAGGTTAATGGAGTTGGGAATTATTACTCCAAAGCAAGGGATGGAGATGTTTCATAATGGTCGTTTTCCAGAGCCAGATGAGCTTAATGATGCTCAGAAAGACTTCCTAGAAGAGCGGGAGCAGGGATATTATAACCCGATAGTTGGTGGAGTTCCTGTTATTGCTCCTGCGGGGGGTCAAAAAACTGGGCCAAGAAAAGAAGCGGGTAGGCCAGAAGGAACTACAGATATACCAATTACAAACGCACAGTATTCTAGAGCGAATATTCAACAGACTATCTATGATATAGATAATCTAATTCATGAAGCGAAAGACTATATGAAGAAAAAACTTAAAGCTAACGAGCTTTCTGATGAACAATCAGATATGGTGAGCACTCTTTGTGAATCTATAGTTTGCTCTCAGACCAAAGAATATTGGGCAGAAACCTTGGAATCTTGTGTAAAGGATTTTAACGAAATTGAAAATCTTAACACTTTGAAAGAAGTTTTAGAAATTTCAGCAACACATTCCTTGGAAACATATCCATCAGCCATTTTATATCACAGCCATGAAGCAAAACCTTAAAGCAAGCCACTCCTTCAACGAGAATTCTATTGAGATTTCCATTACTGAGGCCGAAAAGACCAAGAAGCAATGGGATAAAATCGACAAGAAAGAACTTAAGAAGGACACCAAAAAAGAGAAGGAGCAGCACGAAAAAGATGCTATTGAAGACGATAAGAGCAAAATCAAAAAGCTCGAAAAGGGCAAGCCTTCCGAAAAGAAAGATGCTGAAAAAAAGGCTCTCAAGAAGGACATGAAGTTCGACAAGGACTCGGAAGAAAAAATGAAAGCTCAAATGGCTAAAGATGGTAAATACAAAGGTAAGCCAGCTAAAGCTGACATGACGAGCAAGCAAAAATCTGGTTTAGATAAAAACAAAGATGGCAAGATCACCAAGGAGGACTTTGAGTTACTCCGTAAAAAAGGTAAAAAAGAAGCTGATGGTGGATACGGTGGGGGAGATATGAAAAAGAAAATTACCCCTAAAAAGAGTTATGCTCAAATGCTTACGGATATTGCCGCCGAAAGATTCGGTAAAAAAAAAGAAGTGAATTAAAAGATAGTGACTTTCTTGACCCCAAAAGAAGATCTTTCCCAGTGTTGTCAGCTAGAGATGTAAAAAATGCTGTTAGCAGCTGGGGTCGATATGAGGGGTCAATGACTTTTGAAGAGTTTAAAAGCAAACTTATACGAAGGGCTAAAAAAATAGGAGCAGAAAGTGCTCTACCTAAAAGCTGGATGGAGAAAAAATAATGGATTACAAATACACCACTACTTTTGAGGCTCCTTTGTTAGCTTGTGAAATTAGCGAATCATCACTTATTTCCAAAGCATCTCTTGAGAACTTGGAGCCATTAGTTCCAAAAAACATTAACTATGATGAAAATGTAGATTTAATGGGGGTTGCTTTTAATGCGGCTCTTATAAATAAATTTAATAAAAATGGTGACGGAATGGATGCTTCTACCGCCGTTAAATATACCAACAAGTTTGTTCACAAGCCCACTAACATTGAGCATGATAAACAAAAGGTGGTGGGTCATATTGTTTCTGCTGGTTATAGTGCTTTTGGTTCCAGCGAACTTTTAACAGAAGAGATAGCTAAAAACCTAAAAGAACCTTTTAATATTTCCTTGGGGGCCGTCTTATATAAAACAGTTAACCCAAATTTTACTGATTTAGTAGAAAAATCATTAGATCCTGATAGCTCCAGCTACCAAAAGGTTTCGGCTAGTTGGGAGGTTGGATTTAGTGAATATGTTTTAGCTGTAGGAAGCGATATTTTAAGTGAGGCTAGAATAGTTTCAGATCCTGATGAAATGGAAGAATTACAAGGCTTTTTAAGAAGCTATGGGGGTAATGGGACAACAGACAAAGGAGAGGTAATTAATAGATTAATTCTTGGTGATATTTATCCTTTGGGAATAGCTTATACACTGAACCCTGCCGCAGAGGTTAAGGGTTTGTATTCGTCTAGTCCTGAAAAGACAGAAGTTTTTATAAACGATAAAAGGGATAAAATTTCACAAAATAATAATTTAAATGTAAAAGACGAAAAGAACATCATTAATATGGAACTTGAAAAGACTCTCAACGAACTGAAGGATCTTCTTAGTGAGAAGAAATTCTCTAAGGAAGCGGTAGCTTCCATGACCGATACCTTTGCTGATGCAATCCGAGAGCGGGACGAACAATACCGCAAAGAGATTGAAGCAGAAAAGGCGGCTAAGGAGGGAAAAATCAAGGAATATGAAGACATTAAGTCTTCTGTTGCTGAATTAGAAGAAAAGCTTGGTGCAGCTAATGAGCGCATTTCTCACTTTGAAAATGAGAAGCGAGCAGTAGAGGCTGTTGCCTCTTTCAATCAGCGCATGGAAGACATTGATTCGAAATTCGAACTTGATGATCAAGATCGTGAGTTTCTTGCTACTGAACTTAAGGGATTAGAAGATCAAGAGTCTTATGAGGCTTTTGCTTCTAAGCTCTCAGTCCTGTGGAAACATAAGGACAAAGAAGTTCAGGCTGAGTTTGATGCTCAAATTCAGGCTCGTATTGACGAGGAAGTCGCTAAAAGAGTTTCTAATGCTTCTACCGAGGAGGTAGAGGTTGAAGATGCTCTGGATGCTGCTGAGACCACTGACGCGCCTGTTGCTAATTCTAACGAAGCTGTTGCTTCCGAGGAGGCCAGCATACGCGACAAGTTCAAGGCTGCTTTCAGCCGCGACAATATTGAAATTTCTTAAATTTTTAACCACATAAAATTATGGCATTACGAATTCTACCATTCAGACAATATTCTGATCACAATGTCGTGAACATGTATTCCGTTTTGGAATTCGATGTTCTCGATAGCACCACAGGAACTGGCGGCGGTGACGCTGGCGTATTTGTTTCTGTGCAAGACGGTAACTTCGATAACGATCCCATTACATACCAAAACAGGTCATATCTGGGTGATACCAGCTATCCTTTCCTTGGAACGAATGAGATGTATCCCGAAGTTAATCTCAAGGTTACTGGCGCTACCTCTGGAACCAAGCCTCTTGGCTTGACTCTGTTGCAGACCGCCAAGGACGACGAGAACGGAGAGAAACTCCTTTATAATCCAACCAAGCAAGTTGAGCTTCAAGCCTGTCTCCCAGGACAAGCTGTTCCAATTCTCACTAAGGGTATTGTGACTTTGAGTTCTGATGCTTTCGATGGAACTCTTCCTGATAATGCGTATACCCCAGGTTCTGGAATCGCCATGTCCCACACCAATGCTGGTTTAGTTACTGGCCAAGTGAGGACCGATGGAATCCACATCTTTGGACATGTTCTTGGAACAGGGAATCGCTCTAATGTTGGAATCACCACTGATCAATTCTCTGGTGATTATATCGTTGTGTCGTTTGATTGTAACTAATTTTAGAAAGGATTTTTTATCATGAATATTACTTTAAAAAGAACACCAGAGCAAGTTGAGCTTGTAAAAGCTATGGCTTCTCGTAATCGCAACGTTGCATACGAAGCACAGGTCGCACTTGCTGAATTCATCGGACCAGTTTTGGCCGAAGTTCTCAATAATGCTCCTACCGTAAGCACCCTTTTCAAGTCTCTTCAGTTTGATGCTGATGACAACCCAAGTATCCCTCTTGATCTCTACTACAATATCGCTGACGAAGATTACGTCAAAGTGTGGAGTCAGAGTCATGCTGGTGGTCTTCCTAGCAACCAAGTGCTGCCTACCGCTTCTGAATTGAAGCTGGCTACTTACAGCCTTGATACTGCGGTAGACTTTGATCGTCGCTATGCTGCTAAAAGCCGCATGGATGTTGTTGGAAAAACCTTTACACGGGTTGCCCAAGAAATTCTTCTTAAGCAGGAGCGGACTTCCGCTACCCTTCTTATGACCTCTCTTGCTGGCGCAACCATCAAGAGTTCACCTCTTGGCAGTGATGTGCAGGTTTTCCGCTCGGCTAATGACGGACAGTTCCTTATGGATGATGTCAACAACTTATTCACCCTCGCAAAGCGTATTAATAGTTCGTGGATTGCAGGGACTCCCACTACTCGCACTAGGGGGATTACAGATCTTGTGACTTCTCCTGAAATCGTGGGAGCCATCCGTTCTCAAGCTTACAATCCAGTAAACACTAGAGCTGCTATGGGAGTAGCGGGTGCTGCTGAAAACTCCAATGGTCTCGCGGCTCCTGAGGCTCTTCGTGAAGAGCTTTATAGGGGTGGCGGCGAAACTAGCTTCATGGGGCTTAACATCTTGGAATTCAACGAGATGGGTGAAGATCAGAAGTTTAACACTCTCTTCGACACTGCTGCTGGATCTACTTCCTATGCCCGTTTTGACGGAACTGACACTGCTGTTTTCGACGCTGATGACGAAATCGTTGTTGGTATTGATCGGAGTCGGGACTCTCTTATTAGGGCTGTCGCTACTGATTCTGAAAGCGGAAGTGAGTTTAATCTCATCGCTGATGATCAGTATAGCGTTCGTCAGAACAAGATTGGCTACTTCGGCTCTGTCGAAGAAGGTCGCGTTGTTCTTGATAGTCGCGTTCTTTGCGGAGTTGTGGTTGACCACGGTTAATCAGATAACTCTTAAATTTAAGAAGCCACCTCCTGCGGGGGGTGGCTTTTTTTTTGTAATTTATTAGTTGAGTGTATATAATAATGTATGGCTAAGAAAAAAGCAGCTAAAAAGAAAAAACCCCCTTTTAAAGAAGTGACAACGGGGCAGGAGCAACCTGCAAAGAAAGGTTTGCTTGAGGAACTGGAGGATCTTAGGAATAAAGGAGAAACTAGCACCGCTAGGTATCAAGAGCTTCTTAAGGAGGTAGAAGTTATTTTCGGGACAGGAGAGACAAATACTTTTGGCACCAATGATGTTAATATTTTAAAGGAAAAGCTTAAAAAAATGTCCAAGGCAGACCTTGGGAATTTTGCTAAAAAAGTAGGAATTAATCCCTTCTATGATAAGAGTATTTTAACTGAAAATATTTTAAGAGAATTTAACCGATATCAGAGTCGAGGAAATATATTTACCGCCCCGCAGCCAACTCCTGCTATTGAGTTAGACCCAGAGAATCCCAAACATAAAGAGATTCTTGATTGGTTAAATAGCTAAACGTAGTGTAATATACTACATGCCTAACGTATTAGAAGACCTTGCTTCGGGAATTGTAGAAACTGAGTTTGATAGCGACACAGGAATAGCTACTGTAGCTAATGTTAGCGGGTGGCTATATGAGAATCTAGGACAAGTTAACACTTACTTGTATACAGATTTTAGTGGCGCTAATGGCAGTGGAACCTATGGGGTAATGGACATAGAAGCTCAAAGCGTTCTTAAGGAGCTTTACCTATGCAACTACTATAACAAGCAAGCTAGAAACGCTTTAAGGGGAATTGTAGACTCCAGTGTTAGCGGAGATAACATTTTGTCCTTAAGGGACGGAGAAAGCGCTGTAACGTTCGTTAACCGCAATGAGGTCTCTAAGGTCTACAGAGGTCTTGCAAGCGACTGTATGGACAAGGTAACGCGATTAGCGGCACAATATAATATCTACCAAGCACAGCCTCGACAGCTTGGTGGGGTAGATGCCAGCGGAGTTGGCTCAGTTTATACTGTTGAAGACTAATACTTCCGAAGAGCCTTTAACTCATTCTTCTCTACTTCGTATTTAGCGCGAGAAGGATTAGATAAAGGAAGCTTCCACAAATTAGGAGTAGACTTTAAGTGTTTCTCCTTTAGCTTATTCTTTGCCTTGTAGAATTCCTCTTTAGTTTTGAAGTTAGCAGGAGCCTTTTTCTTGGGCGCTTCCTCTTCTTTCTTCGCTACAGTTTTCTTGGGCGCGGCTTTTTTCTTTGATTCACTCATTTAATTTAAAGGCTTTAGTCTTTAACTTTAAAGAGCCACCTGCGACCAGTCCAATACTGGGTTTCTTCGCTCACTGGGTCAACTCTCTCGTCTCCAACTTGGAGTTGAGAATTATCTTTTTTAGCAGGGGGAGCGGCTGCTTCTTGAGCAGCCTCCTCCTTTTTGCCCTTATCCGCTTTTGGTTTGTCTGAAAAACTCATTTAATTAAAGTGTGAAGTATTATTCGAAGATTGGGTGAGCATTTGCACCACTAACAAACAAGCCGTTATCCGTATCATTAGGACCAGCAACTTGAGCGTTAAACACTAGGTCTACTGTTTTATTAGATCCGATACTGGAAGAATAAGATTCACTTTCAAGCTTGGCACCCTTAAGTTCAAACCTCATAGCGTCAGTCATAACCGTATCTGCATTAGTAGATTTCAATCTGACCGAAATAGTTTGAGCGCCAGAATCAAGAACATCAACAAGGTTTGATGCATCTGTTTGGTTAACAATCGCGCTAACAGACATTGTAACATTCACTGGGAAATCAACCGAACGCGCAAATGGAAACTTGCTTCCGAGTCTCTCCAGAGGACTCCTAGAAAGAGGGATGGAAATGTTACAGCTTTGAATATGTGCGCCCTCGTTGCCAACTAACTCAGCGGTGGTTTCTCCAGAAACGTTCGTGAGACCAAGAGTAATATCACCTGGGCGAAGGGCAACAATTGCCGTTCCGTTTGTTCCTGTGCCACCACCTGGGCTTGTTGCAGGATCAGGTAAAGCAACAATTGCGTGACCCACGGAACTTCCATCTTCTTGGTCAATCGCGGGACTTTGGAAGAATTTACCAGTAATGCTAGAGCGAACGTTGGCTCCTTCCATAGTTACGGATGCCGTGGGAAGTGCTCCCACAGAAAGATCAATAGAATAATCAGAAATATAACAGTTACCAATACCGATTACAGTATCTCTTGCTGCATCAGTGTTTGTATCAACAAGAGCGCCTTGTTCGTTGAGATCTTCTCCATCAGGACCAGTAACAATAAATATGTTTTGTCCCGAGTGGGCAACCATATGACCAGAAGCGAAGTTTCCTACTTGATTAGCGGCTGTTTCAGCATTGCGTTGAGCACCTGCTCCACCTCCTGTGTTTTGAACAAAAAAGCCTAAACATCTTTCATTAAAACCGTCAGTTAAAAGGTAGGTAAAATCAACTGAAACCGTAGGCGGCTCCAAAACAATAGAGTCAATACGAGCAAGTTCTCCGTATTGGTTAACGTCTTGACGATTAATCGTATAACTATAGTTTGCACTTTGGACGCGCTCAATTTGTTCGTGATCTGCTTGTAGCGTAGATCCCGCGTCCTCACTGATATACAAACCCTCTGATTGGTAAATTACTCTGTTTCTACTGGCCATGATAAAAGTTTCTTTCTGTTGTTTACAGTTTTAATCTTAAAATATGAAATTATGAGAATCGTTCCCGTGCTTTTTGTATATCAAAATCAATAAATCCTATATATAACTCATTAGCTAATGATTTTTGTGCTCTGTCACTTAGTTTTGAAGTTTTTACTTTGTCTACAAAAAATTTAGTGTTTGAACTAAACTCGTCTTCTTTTCCTGTATAAGAATAAGTGTCATCTTTTAGATCTCCCAGCTCAGTAATTGGGTAACCCGTCATGGGAATTGATGCAATTGTTTCATCTACGGAGTCTAAAAATATAGACATTACACCATCGAGCTGATATGGGTCTTCTGCTAAAATAACAGCCTTTGCCTGTATGATTGTATTTACAGTTCCCCCAAAAGCAAAAGGGGTATTTTCTGTTTGAGCTACTGAAAGAAATGCTGCTGGAACTACATCGTCATAAGGCTCTATATAATTCCACGGACCTGAAGGAATTCGGGAATTAACTACATATTTGTTTTCAGTAATTAAATCATCTTCGGTGTCATTGGTGAGGTATACGTTAAAATCTTTAACTGCAAATTCTCCAGTAACTGACATTTTGGTGTTGCTTCCAGAAAACAAGGCTCTTCCGTTATCAAAATCTAAAACAACCCCATTATTTCTACCCGAAAATCCAGACCCAACAACATGAACACCTGTTGGCATCGTCGCTCCAGTAATTGAGGAGTCAGTAACCCATTGCTTGTAAGGGCTACCATATGCCACATATCTAGAATCTAGTCGTGGATCAGAATAATAAAAAAAATCTCCCGTGGTGTTAGTGTATGCTTCTCCTTTATCCAAGAGAAAATTGTCAAACCACATTAAAAAAGAAGTGGTAAATTCATGTTGGAACTGTTCTTTCATTTTAAATCTTCAAATCTTTTTTTGTATTTCTTTAGAAGTTGGGAGATATAAGGTCTATTTTGGAAGCTTCCGCTTCTTACTTTTACACTGGTTTGAACGGCGGCACCTGATCTACCCTTGTTTTTTCTTAGCAAGTGGCCTAGTCCAGATATTCCTCTTTCTATTCCTTCTGCCCAGCTTCTTCCAGTAGACCAAGGCATCGGCGTAATTGCAAAAACCTCTTCTTTTAAAGGAAGATTTACCTTGAGTCTAATTCCCAGCCCCCTGTTTCTTAAGGGTTTGCTGTATTCCATTCTTATATCATTGAACAAAGCTAAAATTGGAGCAATTGGATCTTGCCCCTGACTAAATCCAATAAAAGCAAAAAGATTGCTTTGCCCTCCCAGTGTTCCACTAATATTTACCCCTTGTGGACCCTGCATTATTTCTTGTGTTACGGGGTCATTAAGAAACTCTGATATCAGCTCTGCTTTAATTTGTTTAAATTTTTCTCTGGCCCTTTTTTCCAAATCCTTTCTTGTTAGCTTTGGGACTTGGCTTTTGAGAGCTTGACGAACATCTGGAGGGAGGTTGGGCATCTTAAGAATCTACAGGGCTAAGAACGAAAGTATAAAACTGATTAGAGGTAAATCCTCTTGGCTGACCATCGCTTTCAATTATAAATTTTGTTCCGTCAAATTCTACCCTTCTAGCCTCGCTTAAATAGTTGTAAGCGGTTTCTTTGACTACAATTCGGACTGTGCCATCAGGGACAACCACTTTGTTTTGGGTGCCAGCCTGTTGGCTTGGGCCGTCATCGGTTAAGTAAGAGGTATCCATGTCGTCATAGTATATTCTCGCTTCGAACTCATCATAAACAGTAGTATATTCAACAGCGTTATTTTCTCCTGTATTTGTGCGCCTATAAACCGCATTCCAAGAATTTGTAGAAGCGATTAAAGTTTTCTTTGCGTTTTTGTAAACCGTTATAGTCCGAGCGAAGGTGGTATGCAGAGTGTCTGCTAAATCCCTTACTTTTGTTATTTGATCTGCTGATAAAAATCCTGCCATATTGATTTTTACACTTTTAATTATATAATAAGATAGGATTAAGGCATGGATGCTAAAAAAAACTTAAATGAAGTTTCTAGCGATGAAATTTCTAGAATCTTTAAGGCGATGCTTATGTTGGTTGAAGACATGAAAATGGATCACGATTTTCATTATGATAAACTTTACCAAAATATCCCTGCCAAGTATCATCCAATTATAAAATCAGCTGATCATTTTACTCCTGACAAAGTAAATTGGATTAGAAAAAGAATTTTGGATGTAGGAAATGAATCTATTAGAAATTTCCACACCAGACTAAATAATTACAAAGTAACGTTTATTTTTAAACAATAAGGAACAAGGCTATGGATTTTAAAGAATTATATTCATTTACGTTAGATGAGGAAAAAGAGATTGAAAAAACTCATACTCGTAAAAATAAAAAAACAGGAGAGGAAACCACTGTAACTAAAAAAGTTAAGGAGACGGTTCCTGTTCAGGTAAGGATTAAAAGGCCATCTCGCAGAGAGCTTGAAGATGCAGAATTAGAGTATTCTGTTGAAATGAGCCGTTGTGTTAAAAGGGGTATTTTAACTAAAGCTATGCTTTATAAAAAATACAGCGATACAGGTGGGGTGTGGAGTGAAGACGATGCTAAAGACTATGGAAAGCTTTATAGGCAGATTTTTGATATTCAAAACGAATATGCTCGACTAGAGACGGTAGAAAAAAAGAGCGACAAACAAAAAGAGCGGCTTTCTGAGCTGAAAGACACCTTAGCAGAAACTAAGAGACAGATAGTTGAGGCCGAATCTGCTATGCAGTCTCTTTTTGATCATACTGCTGATATTAAGGCTCAAAACCGTTTGCTTTTGTGGTATACCTTGATGTTAACTCATACCCAAGGAGAAGAAGACGAAAATCCAGTTTCTTATTTTAAAGGAGAAACATTTGAAGAAAAAATTGAAGACTATTACCTAAAAGAAGATGTGTCCGATGATTTTTATGGAGCGCTTGTAAAAAAAGTTACCACTATTCTGGCTTTTTGGTTCTTCAATCAGGCATCCAATCCAGATGAATTCAATAAGCTTATTGAGGATGTTGAAAAGGGTGATCTTTGAAGGAAGAGTTCTATATCTCCTTGATTGGAGAGGCTTTTGATGGATACACAGAAAGTGTATTTAGAGATAAGGCTATTTATTTAAAGCACGTTAGTATTAAAGATCAGAGGTATTTGCATAAATATTATGAAAAATATAAGCAGATAGCTATTTCCAAGGGACTAGAGAAAGAAGAGGACAGGATAAAATATGTTTTAGATGAAGAAATATGGTCTGAGGCAGACGATAATAAAATTGCCTCCTTGGAATATGAGTTAGAAAATTTAAAAAGAACTGTAAAAGAATTGTTCCTGCAATCCCAAAGGCAGGAGATGCAAAAAACAATAGATGAAAAAATAAAAGAGGTCTATGAGCTGCGAGAAAAGCGGAAAGAGGTTATGGGTAAAACCGCTGAAGACTATGCGAGCACCCGCAGTTCAGATGAGATACTAAGGTTTTTATTGTTTAAAGATAAGGAACTATCAGAACACCTTTTTACAGAAGAAGAATTTGGTGAGCTTGAAACATGGGAAGTGCTTGAACTTATTTCTCTTCAAAAAGACGTATCCGAAAGGCTTTCTGACCCAAGGCTTCAAGAGGCTGTTTTAAGACCTTTCTTTAGCATGTATTTATCTTTTTCTGAAGATCTATATGGTTTTTACGGAAAACCCGTGACGCTTCTTACTGTTTACCAATTAAGGGTGGTTGTGTTTTCTAAAATGTTTTTCAACATATTCCAGTATACAGATAATATACCTGATGACATTAGAGACGACCCAGAAAAACTTATTGCGTTTGCCGACAGCTCTAAGTCAAATTCAGCAAAGAAAGGTGGCCTTAAGGATAATGCAGACCAATCTTTTGCGTTTGGGGCAACTAAGGATGACATTAGGAACTTAGGTGGAAACGAAAAAGCGCCATCCTTAAGAGATGAGGCCAAAAAACATGGGGGCAAGCTTAATATGCAACAAATGATGCGATTAGCTGGGCATGATGTGTAAATCTTTGTGTAATTAATACAAAGGTTTACGGATATGCCACTTAATGTTCCAGCAAGAGTAACAGGATTAGAAGCCAGCATTATAGCTTCAGCTAAAAAAGCGGGAAGAAATCTTAAAATAAATTTAGGAACTAGTGCGAAGAGCATTGAGGGTTTATCTCAGCCATTGGGAAGAATCACTGGCAAGGCTGACCAGTTTACCAAATCTATGGAGGCTGCAAATGCCCGTGTTTTGGCGTTTGGGGCTTCCGTGGGTGTTTTGTCTGCTGTAACAAGAGGTTTTCAAGAGTTAATTAAAACAACTGTAGAGGTAGAGAAGTCTCTCACTCAAATTAATACAATATTAAATGTTACCAGTGGTCAGCTAGATAAGTTTAAGAACACAGTTTTTGAGGTGGCTCGAAACACAGAGCAATCTTTCTCTACGGTTGCTGAAGCTGCTTTAGAGTTAAGTCGTCAAGGTCTTTCATCTGAAAAGGTTATACAGAGATTAAATGACGCAATGATATTGAGTCGTTTGTCTGGGCTAGGCGCAGCTGAAGCTGTGGCGGGAATGACAGCAGCAATTAACTCTTTCAATCGGGCTGGTGTTACCAGTGAACAAGTTTTAAATAAGTTGTCGGCAGCTTCAATTAAAGCGGCTGTTTCTGAGAGAGACTTAATTGAAGGATTGAAGCGCTCGGCTTCTGTTGCACAAACTGCTGGAGTAAGTTTGGATGAGCTGGTTGGGGTCATTAGTGCAGTTCAGCAAAAAACCGCTCGGGGTGGTTCTGTTATCGGTAACTCTTTCAAAACAATTTTTACTCGGATTCAAAGTTTAGATAAACTTAAAACAATGCAAAACCTTGGCGTTCAAGTAACGGACGCATCGGGTGCTGTTTTAAGTGGAACAAAACTTATTCAAAACCTAGCTAAAAGCATAGAAGAACTTCCTCAAGCAAGAAGGTTACAGATTGCAGAGAATCTTGTTGGAAAATTCCAGATCGCTCCGTTCTTAGCTATTCTGGATGACTATACAGAAAAAACATCTATTGCTTTAAATATTACAGATGTTGCGGCTAAAGCAACAAATGAAGCCTATACTCGAAATGTAGCATTAAACAAAACCTTGTCTGCCGCAATTAATGAGGCAACAGTTAACCTCAAAGAATTAGCTAATACTTTGGGAGAAATAGGAATAACCGATAGCTTAAAAAACATTTTAGGGTTTTTTAATTCTTTAGTTGGCAACATTAAAGATCTTCTTGAAGGAGAGGGTTTGGGTGGTGATTTTGCGAGAGGGATAGTAAAGGGAATAGGAAACGTTCTTGCTGGACCTGGGTTAGCTATATTTGGTGCAATTATCGCCAAGCTAACTATTGACTTGGCGAAGTTTGGAGTTGGTTCCTTAAAAACTTTCTTTGGATTAAACAAGGCTGCTCAAGAGCAAGCCACCCTTCAAGGACAGATAGCTTCTACCTTATTGAATAATAAAGGCATCCAGCAGCAAATACTTCAAATAGAAAACAGCAGTTTAACTGTTGAACAAAAACGTGCAGCTCAAACTAAATTTTTTACTACTGCCCTAAACGAACAATTGGCGGTAATGACCAGAATGCAAAGCATTGCCTCTAGAATAGCTCCTGGGGTTGCTGCTGGGACTAGAGCTAGGAGAGGTAGGGCGGCTGGAGGATTTATTCCTAATTTTAATGCAGTTCTTGGTTATGGAAGCGAGCAATCAGACATAAAACGTGGAGTTGGGGGAGCACCAAGAACTGCGCGACCAGTGTCAATTCCTAACTTCAATTTTGGAGGAGGACAAAGAGGAACAATGGTTGCCAATAGCAGTGAGTATCTTGTTCCTAATTTTGCGGGAGGATCGGGCAGCGCAATCTTTAATCAAGATATGGTTGCCAGCATGGGTCTGCCTTCTGGAGCAAGAAGAGTTGGGGCGGCGAGGGGATACATTCCTAATTTCGCCACCTCTGCGGTTCAGGCTGCTGTTCAAAGAATACAGAAGGAGACTTCGCAGAACAATCTAAGAAGTATTGCCAATAATGCAAGCCGAAAGAGAAGCCCTGAGGAAGTCAGCGCTGCCAGAAAAAGACTAGAAGAGCTTAATATGGGTAGCGTAAAAAGCGGGATTTTAGGAATTGACGCTCAAAATTATGGCGTAGCTTCTCTTTTTGGGTCCGCTCGAAACATGACTGTTAGCACGGGTATCGCACAGCTCCAAACTTCAATGCTAGGAAAGCAATTGAAAGAAAGAGGGGTAAAAAAAGTAAAGTTTAATAACATTCAGATTAGAACGTTAAAAGACTTTAACAAAAACCTTAAAGCCAAATCCTCGCAAGGACCAGCAAGAAACCGCAATGTAATAGCAGAGCTTTTTTCTGGAGCGTTATTTAATTATGGAAATAGAATTCTTGGTAGAGATAGCGGTTTTCAGGGAGACGAACTAGCAGCCATACAAGAGGAAATATCACGAAAATCCAAAGGAGAGGGCGTTAACTTATTTTCTAGTTCGGTAGAGGGTGGAATTTTTGAAGCGGCAGTTAGACTTGTTACGCGAGGAGCGTCAGGAATTGCAGAATTTAAGAGTCACAAGTTGGAAGGAGCACCTTTTGATTTCGAGGAAGGGGGGCCAGCAGGTCAGAAATTTAATGAAACATTTGCGTTTGCTCCTTTTGTAAGAAGGGCTGACGGAAAAAGAACAGCTGATGATGATGCGGTAAGAACACTTATAAGCAAGGCTTTGAGAGATAAGTCAGAAGCATCATTTATTAACAGAGAGGCTACCGCTAGGGGTTTTCCTACCATAAGTCAAGTTCGTAGAAGAAAAGGCAGAAAGGGTAAAACAGCAGCAGGAGGATATATTCCCAATTATGCGTTTAGTCCTTTGATGGAAGCTGTAGAAAGAGAAAGAGCCGCAGGTCTTCCTTTAAATCAAATAAGAATCAACCAAAGTGGTGGACTTCGCAACGCCCAAAACCCAATGGGTCTTGCGGTTACTAACACAAGAGATGAGCCTACAGGTGTTATTCCTAATTTCGCTGATGACCAAGCTGGAATGAGGAGAGCTTCGGGAGACCTTATGACTAAGTTTCTTGGTTTGAGTGTGGTCGCTGGAATGCTGTCGGGAATGTTCTCTCAAATGGGAGAAGAAGGTAACAGTTTTTCGGAGGGAATGAATCGGGCCGTCCAGAGCCTAATGATGCTTTCTATGATGGCGATGGTATCACCTGGGGGATTGGGGCGAATGGCGGGTCCAGGGAGTATGTCAAATTTGGGGACAAGATTGCAAGCGTCTGCTGGTCGGGCTGGTGCTCAATTTCGACTGCAGAGACAGGCAACGCATGGGGATGCTTATGTGTTAAACGCCCCTCATGGCGCGGGAGTCCAACCAACAGGAAGAGCAGGAGCGATGATGACGGGGGGGAGAGCTATAAAACGAATAGGTGGAGGACTACTTAAAGGTCTCTCCATATTTGGAAGACTTTTGCCTGTTATTGGACAAGTTGTATTTGGTTTTCAAATTGTTAGTGGAGTTTTAAAAGCTTTTACTGGTTTTGATCTTACCAAAAAACTTGGAGATATGACCAAAGGATTAGGAATGGCGCTTGGTTTTATAAAAACACCTGCTGAAAAAACCGCCGAGGCTTTTGATAAGATTACGGAAGCGGCAGCAAAAAGTTTATCGGAGGGGGCATTTGGCAAGCCCACTGGAACATTTGTTGAAACTTTGCGTAACCTTGTTCCTCCAGAGGTCATAAAGAGAGAAGAAGAAACTCTACTAAAGAGTCAACGGGACAAGATAAAAAATGCCAAGGACGAAGAGAAGGCGAGAGTTGCAAGAGAACAACTGCTACAAAGAGATATTCGTCAGGCTTCTTTGACGATTGATTTTGAGAGAATGTTTGAAGCAGCGCAGATCGGGCCAAAGACAATACGGGGACGACAAATGTTAGAGGAGGGGAGGTTCCTAACCCGAATCGGTCCTAAAGAAGTAGGCAAGCGGAATCCGACGAGGATGAGGCCAGGAGAAACAGATGCATTTGGCTCTGCTTTTCAATTCGAAAGAGGAGGGCTTTCAGAGGCTCAAGCATCTGCAATGGCTGCACTGAATGCAGAATTAGCGCTTTTGGCTGGGCCTCAGGCTAGGGAAGATTTTATGTCAGCGCAAAAAGCTGGAAAAACTGATTTAAGTGATGAAATTACTAATTTGGTGACATCTGCTTTAAGCGAGATGACCCCTGAGATGAGGGAAAGGGTAAAACAGATAAAAGACGAACTCACCCTCAGGGGTGACCCAGGAACCGATACGGAAAGAGCGGCTAAGATGGTGGCCTTAATGAAAGAGCTTTTTAAGGAAAATGATAAAAATACTCAAGTTTCGCAAGCAATAGAAAAAATTGAAGCCTCTATAGCAAAACACCGCTTGGCTTCAATTCAAGCATTAGCTAAACAAAGAACCTCTATGGTAACTCTTAATGAGCAAAATCTTATGACCGAAAAAGAGCTTCTTTCTACTTCGGTTAAAAGAAAAGCCGCTATCGAAACAGAGTTAAGTGATGCTAAATTAAGAAGAGATACAGTTCAGTCTCACCTTGGAATTATCAACCAAGTTCTTGCAAGTAACGAAAGCATTACAGAGATATTAAAAGCACATAACGTTCAAGGTCAAATTGATCTAGAAACATCCCAAGGCATTAACCGTGTGGTCGCTGATATTAGCGCACAAGTTCAGGAAAGAGGTGGTTTTGATGAAGAAATCACCCAAAACTTAGAAGATCAATTATCGGTTAATTTACAAAACCAAACCGCAGCAAAGGAAATTACCAAGCTCATAAAAGAACAAGTTGAATCTACAGATAGACTAACTGCTCTTAAAAATTTAGAAGTGCAATCAGAGAGGTTTAGAAAAACCATAATGAATGATACCCTTCTTGGGGAGAAGAGAAGACTCACCCTTATTACAAAATCTCTAGAGAAGGAAAAGGAATTAGCACAAATATCGTTAGAAAGAGCTAGGATCGAATTAGACATAGCAAAGAAAGAAGATGATAAGGTTGGCAAAGGTGTTCTTGATGAATTAAAAACAGAAAGAGAAATAACCGATTTAAAAATTAAACAGGCGGAGCTTGATCTAAAAGCACAACAAGAACAAGTTAGAATTGGAGTAAGAAAAGAATTTTTTGGAGCAGCACAACAAGCTGGTATTCCGTTGGGACAACTTGGCAATATTAGAACTGAATTAAACCAAGCTACCACCGCAGAGCAGTTTGCGAAGATAGGAGAAGAAATAAACGAAGCTGCAAAAGCGTCTAGAACAGCCAGAATAAACGAAGCGGCAGATGCAAAAATAGCCGCTCTAGAATTGGTGGGATTACAGCAAAAGGGTGGAAACTATGTTTATAATTCCTTGGTAACAGGAGGTAGGTTTGCTGCAAACGCACTTATTGAGGCAGGACACACCGTTAAAAATATGATGGACCCGCTCGGAGTTGGGGGTGTGTTTGGAGTTCCAACTATAGGATTACCTCCAGTTCCTGAGTTCAGCACATTGAACGTTGACGATGCAATAGCTAAAGTTAATAAACAAAGGTTTGATTCTCTTTTTGATGTTGATTTTAGCGACAACGCATTAGATGTGACAAGCTCGCTAGAGTTGATGAAGATGAAATTAGAAGAGTTAGGTCTTCTTAGTGAAGCAACAATACAAGGTCTAGAAACAGCCTTTAAACAAGCGGGTGGAGTCCTTAATACATTCGAAATGCAAGTTCAAGCTTTCGTTAAAAACTTATTGCAAGAAGGAGAAGACTTGAAGTTTGCTGGGTTTAGGGCGGTAACCGCTCCCGATATACTTGCAAATGTGAGAGGTAAAGATCGAAACTTAAGACTTACTGCATTAGCGGGGCAAGGATTAACTGAAAAACAATTTGCACAACAAGGAATTGCTAAAGAGGATGAGCGAGCTGCTATTACTGGACTGAGAGATCAGGCATTCTTAGCGGGAACCGCTAGAGAAGCCAGAGCATCACTCAGACAGATTCCCGTTCTAGAAAAAATATTTGCATTAAAAGCTGAAATAAATGAACAAGGCTTCGCTTCTATTGATCAGCAAAACCAGTTGTTAGTTCTCGAAAAAGAAAGATTAGCCGTTAACGACAGCCTTAAAGCAAAACTAGAAGATGCTTTTGTGTTTACTCAGGAGGAGATAGAAAAGAAACTTAACGATAGAATGGTGGCTTCTGCTCAACAATTTGTTAAAACAATCAGTGATGGGCTTATAGATGCTATTGTTAAGGGAGAGAATCTTGCAGATATATTAAGAAATGCTGCGGCAGATTGGTTTACCGATATGGCTAAAGCCAACATGACAGCAGTCTTTGAAAACATTTCATCTGGAGTTGGTTCTCTTTTCGGCGCGAATTCTGGAGGGCCAGTTAGAGGTGGATCTGGAAGAAGAGATGATGTCCCAGCTATGTTAACTGGCGGTGAGTTTGTTATGAGGAGAAGTGCGGTGGACAGATATGGCCTTAATTTCATGGAGGCTTTAAATCGTGGATCAATTCAAGGACTGGCACGGGGAGGATTATTTACCCCAGGAACTTATGGACAAGAGTCAATAGTGGGCAGTAGAGATCTTTTAGATTTTGCTACGCAGCCCTTTACTACGGGAAGGTTTGATAGGGTTTCTGGTGGAACGAGTAGAGGTGGTAGTTTCGCCTCTGTAGCGTTAGAGCCTCAAAGCGGTGCTCTCACTGCGTTTGCTAGGGCCAATGACCCTCGTTTTGCCAGAGAACAACAATCGAGAGAAAGAGCCTTTGGTCTTTTTGTTGATCATCAACAAAGGGTTCAACAGTTTAGAGAGGCTCAACGTCAAGCTAACAGAAGACTTCTTTTATCTATTGGGGCTTTTGCTCTTTCAGCAGGTCTACAAGAGCTTACGGAAGGTCTGGCTCCCGATGGATCTGGTGGAGTTGAAGGAGCTGGACTTTCTCCTGATAGCGGCTCGGCGGGTCTCGACGCAAGCCTTCGGCCACGCCCAGGTGTCGATCTAAGCAGAAAATTTAGCGGGGCGGCAGGAGGTGCCAGAGGGGCGGGAAGAATGGCAACAGGTGGAGCTATTCCTTATACAGCTGGAGTAGATACAGTTCCAACAATGCTCTCAGGTGGAGAGTTTGTAATGAACGCTGCTGCCACTCAAATCT